TCGGTATCGGATCGCTGGAGACCCGCTTCCGCGGTGCGCATGATCGAGACGGGGATACCGCCCGCTTCGTCCAGCACGAACAGCACGTGATCCGCCCATAGGCCCGCGAGTGTCTGGCCGAGCTCTTCGGTGTTCTGCGAACGGCTCCACGAGCGGTGCGACATGAACCAGGTCGAAGGGGACGCCCGATGATGGATCGAGCGGGTCGTCCACTCGAACATCGCTTGCAACAGCGGGGACTTCTGCTGCCACTTGGACATCTCGGCCCAGAGGTTGTCGTCGAGGTTGGTGCCGGTGATGGAGATCGCGGCGATCTTGGGATGCTTGCGGGTGAGGAGGTAGTTCCAGGAGATCCAGGCGAGGAATGCAGTCTTTCCCGGACCCTTGCATGCGCCCATCGCCTGCCGGGGGACGTGCGGGAAATCCTGCAGTCCCTCGAGTTGCCACTCGTCGGGCTCGACGCCGAACAGCTCCCGAACCATCACATCCGGGTGCCAGCGGTACTCGTGGAGCTTGTCAGCCGCCAGTTCCGGTGTCATGAACTAACTTCAGTCGAGCCGGCGGCTCGGGCTTGGGTAAGGCCGCGGCGCGTTGATCGGCGAGGAGCAACAACTGTTCGAGGGAGGAGGTCACATTGAGCTTCGCGTCCTTGAAGAGCGCGCGGGTCTCGCCGAGCTTCGTGGCGGCGGTCATGCGTTCGGTGCGCGAGGGTCCGCCTTCCTTCTCGTCGCGGGGATCGAACGCAATACGCTCGAACACTGCGAGGAGACGGTCGATGTCCCACTCGAAGCGCATCTCCATCTCGGCCAGGCGGCGGTTGATTTCCTTCTTCACCTTCGGCACACGCAGAATTCCGTAACCGGCGGTCTTGTTCTTGTAACCTGCCGCTTCAGCCGCCCTCACCGGATCGAACAGTGTCGGGCGCGTGAGGTAGTGCCAGATGAATCGCTTCTGGCGTACCGACAGATCAATACCTGGGAAGTCTTGGCTCATCCGGTTCCACCGTCCGTAATTCGTACACCCGCACGCCTTCCTCGGGTCTTTCGACGAAGAGCTGAGTATTGGCCGGGAGCGCCGCGAGTTCCTTGCGGGTGATCACAAGTCTCTCCCGGCCCGATTGCGCGATCGCGACGGATGCGAGCACTTCCATTTCGCTGCGTACCGAGTCGAATGCCGCTTTCCAGTGCTTCGCCTCCATCTTGGCGTCGGCGAGTTCCGCGATGAGCTCGGCGAGCATCTTGCCGATCTCGACTCCGAGCGCGCCGAGTTCGACCGCGCGTGAGTTCTTGATCCAGCCGATCGCGCGTTTCTGCGCGTCGGATAGGGTTTCAGTTCGGTTTGCCATCGCTCGTCATCACCTCTGCGGCTTTGCCTTCGATCTGATCGAGTAAATCCATCACGCCGCGGTCGAGCCAGTCCTGCCGTTCATCTTCGGTCACGAGGCCTTTAGCCTTCATGAAGAGCCACAGGGCGCGGTTACCGGCTTCGGCTGAGAGACAGACGATCCGACATTCCTCGATCAGCTGCCGGTTGCCGGTAGCGAGCGAGCGCTGCGCGAGCATGGCGGCGCCCGAGATGATGCGCATCTGCCGCGATTTGCGTCGATCGTCGTATTTCAAAACACGAGCCTCCGCGGGGGTGGCTGAAAATCATACACGGGGGCGTCGCCCGCGGGGTTGGACGGTGCGGTGGCAAGGGGCACGGCTTTCATCCAGCCGTAGAATGGACCTCCCGGAACCCCAGCCATGTAGTCCTGGGAGGAGTCGGAGAAGTTCGCGCGGTTGATATAAAACACATCGCCCGGTGAATAGAGCGTGGGGATGCCGGTGGTGGGGTCGATCGCCATGCCGATCGCGGTCGCCTGCACCAGGAAGAGGTCTGGCGGAGAAACGATGTCGCCGCCGTCGTAACTGTACGGGATGAATTCCCCGCGCATGCCGAAGTCGGAGTTGGCCGGCGCCCCCTGGTAGGCGTAGATCCCCGTCGCCGCCACCAAGTTGTAGCGGTGGAGCGCGCCGAGGTTCGCGGCGCCTCCGACATAGTGGTACACCGCGCGGCCCGCGAAGAAGGCGAGCTTGTTCGGTGCGGTGTACGCGGTGTTGAAGAACCAGTTGTTCCAAGCGGTGGACCCTGCTTCCCTCGAGGCCCGCTGCACCATCGGCGAGATGTGCGCGAAGTTGTGCAGCGGCACACACAGCCACGTCGAGCGAATGAGTCGTCCCTGATCGAAGAAGGGCGGCGCGACGAATGTCCATGTCGTCAGCCACCAATTCGACCAGACCTGATCGCCGACCGAGACCCTCGCCCCGGCGTCGATCTTGGGATAGACCAATTGCGTCGAATAAGTGAGCTGCGTGCGGGCAAGCAGTAGCCAGCGGTTGCTGTCAAAGGTCTGTCCAAAAGCTGCCACTTAGCCCTGCGATTCTGCGTAGATCCCATAGACCGGGTTTCCGGGAGCAGTGCCGAGGTGGTAGATCCAGAACGGTACTGAGCCGTTGTAGAGGCGCGGGAAACCTCCGGTGATGCAGTCGACCGAGCCCTGGTTCACGCCGAGCGGCACCATGGTGAGCGGGCGAAACGCGACGAGGTTGATCGTTCCCGAGGTCCACGCATTCGAGAGCGTGATGGACTGCACGGATCGCACGCCGACATCGCCCGCCTGTAGACCAAAGTAGAACGTGCGGCCCGCCACCGGCGCTGCCGCGCTGCCGGAGACGTTCGTAGTGCTGCGCCCGGCGGTGCCGCCTGAGTTGGTGTACGAGACCGTGAAGGTCGGGGTCGCCGCGCCGACGACCGTCACCGAGACATCGAGCGCGAGCAGGACGCCGACGCCCGTCGTGCCGCCGGTCGCATCCCGCGAGGGCCAGGACGGGGAGGTGATGTTCTGCGCGATCGTGGAAGTCACGTCGATATTGCCGTTGTCCCAGAGTCGGTCGCAGAGCAGCGCGTAGCCGGTCGTTACTCCGCCGGTAAGGTGACCGAAGAACGCGCGCGAGAGGTAGGCATTGTTGCCGCCGCCTGGATCGGTGTGCGGGAGTTGCCCGTTCACCGGAGAAGTGTAGGTGCCGCCATTCAGGGTCGAGTTCCACGTTCCCGCTCCCGGTGCCCCCGTTTGGCCCCAGGTCGTCTGGGAAATGGCGGAGCCGACGAAGTTCTTGGCCCACATCCGCACGGGCTGGGCACCGGCGAGCATGCCATCGAGAGTCGTAATCGCCATGGCTACCCCTGTGTCTCGATGTAGTGGAAGCTGCTGGTGAAGGTGGTCGTGGCACTCGGCAACATCATGATGAATGGCACCGTGCCATTGAATATCTGCGGGAAGGATGCGGTGATCGCATCCACTGCGGCGTTCGAGGAAATCCCCGCGGATTCGACCATGGCGAGTACGCGGTAGGCGACGAGGTTGATCGTGCCACTTGTCCACGCAGTCGAGAAGTTGATCGACTGGATCGACTGCACCCCGGTGTCGCCCGCCTGCATGGAGAGGCGATAGAACCGGCCGGCGGCAGGAGCGGCTGCGGTCGGCACGTCGATGAAGTTCCCGGTACGCGAGCCGGTTCCAGACTGATTGGTGTAGGTGTAGTTCGTGAGCGCGGCGGCGGTCGCGGAAGCGGCGGTCGCGATTTCGATCCCGATGTGGATGCCGTCCCCGTTGGTGGATCCTGCGATATCGCGCGCCGGCCACGCGACCGAGTTGATGGTCTGGGAGCCGGTGGTATTGATCGCCGGTCGCCCGTCCCACAGTCGATCGCAGAGCACCAGGCTGCCGGCATTTGCCGAGATGCAATTCTGGAACCGCGCGAGATAGGCGTTCGAGCCGCCGGGGGGATCCGAGTGATAGATTCCGCCGGTGACCGGCGAGGTGTAGGTCCCTCCAGCCGCGGAGCTGTTGAAGGTTCCCGCAGCCGGCCCCCCGCCGGTTCCCCAGAGGCTAACCGGGTAGCCGCCGAGAGCCGCCGGCGAAAGCGCTTTGATAATCATGACGGGTTGTTGCAAGCCGCCGATGACCCCGTTCAGTGTCGTGATCGCCATTAGCCTTGCGTCTCCATGTAGAACGCGATGGTCGCGCTCGCGGTCGTACCGTTGGGGATCAGCACGAGGAACGGCACCACCCCGTTGAACAGCTGCGGCAGGCCGACCGTGACCGGATCGAGGTTGTTAGGAGCTAAGTTCGCACCATTCTCGAGGATGGCGAGCGGACGGTAGACGCAAATATTCACGGTGCCGGAAGTCCACGCGGTCGAGAACTGGATGCTCTGGATGCTCTGGATGCCGGTGTCGCCCGCCTGGAGCGACAGCCGGTAGAACTGTCCGGCGTTCGCGGCGACGGCGGTCGGCGCGTCGATGAAGTTGCCGGTTCTCGATGAAACACCGGACTGGTTCGTGTACGTGTAGTTGGTGAGTGCCGCCGCAGTCGCAGAGGTCGCGGCGGAGATTTCGATCGCCGCGAACATACCGACGCCGTTCGTGGTGCCCGTCGCGTCGCGCGACGGCCACGTCGGCGTCGTGATCGCCTGCGAACTGGTGTTGCTGGTCGCGACCTGATTGTCCCAGATGCGGTCGGCGAGCATGAAGGTCGAAGCGGTCGTGAGCGACTCGACCTGAAACCGCGCGAGGTAGCTGTTCAGCCCTCCTGCGGGATCGGTGTGCGGGATCTGGCCGTTCACGAGTGCGGACGTGGACGAGTACGTCCCGCCGTTGATCGTCGTGTTGTAGCCGCCGGGTCCGGGAAGTCCCGCGAGCGCCCAGAGACTCTGCGGGCGGCCAGCGACCATGGTCGGGGTCGCGGACTTGAAGATCATCTGTCCCGGCTGAAAGCCCGCGAGTACGCCATTCAGGGTGGTGATTGCCATGGGTTACCCGAAGATCAGGAACCGACCATCACGGTCGGCGAGTGTGATGGAGCTTACCGCGAGGCCGGTGTTGATAGTCGCGTCTCCGAAGCCGATGTTCGCGATCGCTTTAAGGTTCGAGAGTCCCAGGTCGACGCTAAGGTTGATCGTCTGCGAGCCGTTGCCCTTGGGATTCATGAATACCACGCCCCCGCAGAACACGCGATACCACACGCCCGAGAATCTCGCCGCCGATTGCGGTTGTTCGAAGGGACTCCCGAGCCAGCTGCGGATACCGCCCTGCGGGCCGAATTCGTCCATCAGGTAGACGGTGGCGGCGGAGTAAGTCTCGGAGAAGTCGAGTTCGTAGTGCCAGTCGCGCATACAGGCGCACGCCATGCCGAAGCGAGCCCCTTTCCAATCTGTCGCGGTCCAGGAGGCTTGATTCGAGCTCGAGAACGCCGTGTTGTGGGAGACGCCGCTCTGCTCGAAGATCAGGGTTCCGCCCGGTGCCATTTGGGCTTCGGCGGCGATCAGGTTCGCCATCATCTGAGCGGTCGTCGTGGTTCCCTGGCCCTCGATGCCGCCGATTCCGATCGCGGCCTGACAGTACACCATGTCGAGGAGTCCCTTCTGGGACGGATCGAGCGCGACCTGGTAGCTGAAGTTCGTCGTGGAGCGCACGAAATAGTCCGCATTCGCCATGATCTGCAGGCGCGGATTCACGGCTTTGACGGCCTGGTAGATCGAGGCGTAGCTCTGCTGGATCCAAGTCGAGAGCGTGGGATCGGCGGAGGTGCCGTAGTGCTGGGTGTAGACGGTCGTGTCCATCCCCCATGAGCCGTTTTGGCGCGGCTGGTCGAGGAAGTTGTCGATCTGGTATCCGTCGACGTACGGATTCACGGCGAAGGACTTGTTCGCGGCGTACCCTTGGGCCACGCCCTGTCCCAGCCGGAAGATGCCGTCGTAGTGGTCCCAGAATCCTTGGGCGAACGTGCGGCCACCGGCGGAGAGCACGGTGTTCTGGGAAGTCGTCGCGAGGAGTCCGGTGCCTGCGGGATCGGAGGGATT